CCAACAAGTGCTTTGAAGTGCCAGATTTCGAAGCATTCGAGGCAGTGCTATATCGTCTATCTGCCAAACCTCGCAAAGATAAGAAAGATGCAGAACTAATGTCACCCGCAGTATACTTGCCCAGTACTACTCGGAAGAATGACAATGTTACTGCATGGGGAAGCTGGTGTGCAGTAGATGTAGATGATTATCAAGGTGATATTACTGATTATAGGGCTAGTGATTATTACCATATCTGTTACTCTACTGCATCATCAACTAAAGAACAACCTAAATTTAGACTTGTGTTTCCTCTTACTGGTACTATAAGTAAAGAAAAAATTAAACACTTTTGGTTTGCTATAAATAAAGAACTAGGGGAAGTCGGAGATATTCAGACAAAAGATTTATCCCGTATGTATTATATCCCAGGCAAATATAAAGGTGCTAATAATTTTATCTTTACTAACAAAGGTCCAAGTGTGGATCCAACTGAATTAATGAATAAGTGGGAATATATTGAACCGACCGGTAACTCAATGTTTGATAAGTTACCGAAGAAAATGCAAGAAGCCATGATGTCTCACTTGAAAAATAATCTGAGTAACACCTCGGTTAAGTGGTCAGGTTACAGAGATTGCCCATACTTCCCTAAGAAACTAGAGGCAGAATACAGAACTATAAATGGTACTGGGTGGTATCACAAAATGTATCAAATCATGGTTGCTTTGGCAGGTAATGCTATACAGGCTAAATACCCTATCAATGCTAAGGAAATTGCATTTCTGTGTCGTGAACTAGATCTCGATACTGGTAATTGGTATAATAAAAGAAATCTCGATACAGAGGCTGAAAGAGCTCTGGAATATGTTTACAAGAACAGCTTTTAATGATATAATATAGGTACAGGATGAAAAAAATAACAGTAGTAGGATCAGGATATGTAGGCATGGCAAATGCCGTAATGCTTTCTTCAATGCATGATGTAACTATCTTGGACATTGATGAGGCCAGAGTTGATCTAATCAATAGAGGCAAGTCGCCCATAGTTGATTCTGAAATTGATGATTGGTTAAAAACTGACTTATATTTAAAAGCAACAACTGATAAGAAAGTAGCTTACAATAATCCAGACTGGGTTATCATTGCCACACCAACCGATTATTGTCCAGAAACTAATTGCTTTGATACAGTTACCGTAGAAAAGTGTATAGCAGAGGCAATGTGGAACCATAAGGACTGGGATAACTCTAATACTCATATCGTTATTAAATCTACTATTCCTATCGGTTTCGTTGATTCACTGAAAAATGATAGGGTCCTGTTCTCTCCTGAATTCCTAAGAGAAGGCACTGCACTCAGAGATTGTCTACGTCCTGAAAGAATTGTAATTGGTAACACAGACCAAGAAGGTGTGGACTTTGCAGAATTAATGTATGATTCTATTATAGAGAATTTCCCTATGCCTCCTATCATTTACTGCGGCAATAGAGAAGCAGAATCAGTTAAACTATTTGCTAATGGCTACCTTGCAATGAGAGTTGCATTCTTTAATGAGTTGGATACATTTTCAGAATTTCATGGCTTAGACACTAAGCAAATAATTGAGGGTATTACAGCAGATAGAAGAATAGGGAAAGGATACTGTAATCCTAGTTTCGGCTACGGTGGTTACTGTTTCCCTAAAGACACTAAACAGCTCTTGGCTAATTATAAAGACAATAGAATCCCTAATAGAATTGTCGGTTCTATTGTAAGATCCAACGATGCCCGTATGGATTGGGTTGCAAATCAGATACTGCGCAAAAATCCAAATGTCGTGGGTATTTACCGACTAATTATGAAATCGGGTTCAGATAACTTTAGAAGTTCTGCGATCCAAGGTATTATTGATAGACTGACTCCACACTGTAAAGTGGTTATTCATGAGCCAGAATATGAAGGAAGTGAATTTAATAATTGTATTATTGAAAATGATCTAAATAAATTTAAGAAACTGAGTGATGTAATTGTAACAAATAGAATGGAGAAGTGCTTAAATGAAGTTAAAGATAAGGTTTATACTAGAGATGTCTATGGAGATAATTAATGAGTAAAATAATGGTAACAGGTGGAGCAGGTTTTGTCGGATCACATTTGGTCCACAAGCTCGTTGAGATGGGTCATGATGTAACAGTAATTGATAACTATTCTAATTACTCAGAGAATCCCGAGAATGAAAATGCTCGTTACTTTGAAATGGATACAGATGAGTTAGAGTATCAATTTGAAAACGAGACGTTCAATTACATTTTTCACTTGGGTGAATACTCTAGGGTTGAATCTTCCTTTCATGATTTTGATAAGGTTATGGCATATAACTATCACTCATTTCCCTCGGTGCTAGAGTTTGCTAAAAGATCAGGTGCAAAATTAATCTATTCTGGTTCATCAACTAAGTTTGCTGATAATACACCTGCTGCAAGTCCTTATGCTTATACCAAAGCACAAAATACAGAACTATTAAAAAATTATGCAGAATGGTACGGTTTAGATTATACTATCGTGTATTTTTATAATGTGTATGGTGATTACGAGAATGATGCTACTGTTGTCAAGAAGTTTTTAAACCTTGCTAAGAAAGGCATGAAGACACTACCAGTAACTTCACCCGGAACACAATACAGAAACTTTACTCACATTGATGATATTATCGAAGGACTAGTTAGGGCAGGATTTAAAGGTAGCGGCGATGGTTACGGCATTGGTTCTGATGAAAAGTGGACTGTCTTGGATCTAGTTAATATGCTAGGATGCGAACCAGAAATGATGCCAGAAAAGAAGGGCAATAGAATGGATGCTCAGTTGGTAACACACCAGGTCAAGGCCTTGGGCTGGAGAGCACAAAAGTCCTTGCCTAAATATATTTTATCACAACTAGGGTAACCAATGAGAAATCATCAAGTACAAACAAATCATTTTGAAACTGAGTGCTCGTTAAAATGCACCGATAATGGTAAAACAATGAACGCAGATGTAGTATCAATAAAGGAAGGTGAATCACTTACTGTGCTGGTTGACGGTGTTGCCAGAGTTCATCTAAAATACACTAAATTTGAAGAATACGTCGGCTCAACTGCGGGCCTCGAATTTATAACTAAAGGACCTAAATTCATAGGTTCATCATACAGGTAGAATAATATGCAAATGATTGGAGCAAATGTCTTAATCGCTGAGACAGAAATGGAAAAGAAAACACAAGGGGGTATCATCTTAGGTACTGATGCACGAAAAGGTTCTAAACCTGGCCTAGTAATTATGGCAGGCCCAGAAGCTACACACCTCAAAAAAGGTGATAGAGTATTCCTAGAATGGAGCAAATCTATGCCCGTGGATGTTGATGGCAGAGCAGCAGTTATCATCAGCATGGAATTCATCAAAGCGGTACTATAAAATGTATACATATAAAGCACAAGTAACAAGAGTTGTTGATGGTGATACTATTGATGTCGATATTGATCTTGGTTTTGGAATGGTCTACAAGAAACAACGAGTACGCATGATGGGTATCGACACACCTGAATCTCGTACTCGGGACTTGGAAGAGAAATTCTACGGCAAAGAATCTAAATACTTTTTACAGGATTTGATTCAATCTGTTGAAGATGAAATCACTCTAATCTCGCATGAGAAAGGTAAGTTTGGCAGAATCCTCGGTGAAATCTTTATTGAGGGCGAAGAGAAATCTGTTAATCAACTAATGATTGATTGTCACCACGCAGTTCCATACTATGGTGCTTCTAAGGATCTCACTGAGGAACATCATTTGGCAAACAGAAAGGCACTCAATGAACAAGGTATTATATACGAAAAATAAGTGTTTACATTTGTCTGATAGTGTGTTATAATACATATATAAATTAATAAATTAAAGAGTATATTATGAATGATCTTATTGTGAATACAAGCGACTGGAATCCAATTTCTTGGATCCCATCTACTAATTCTGCAACATGGAAAAAGTTTGTTAAAACCCACGGAGTCGATGGCAAGATTCCAGGGTGTTATCAAGTTGCGTTAACAAAAGATATTGAATCAATTGGTGATGATGTTGTGCATAACTCTATCGGTTATACAGGCAAAGCAAAAGATGTCATTGGCCGAACCGGTGGTATTCGTGCACCAAAAGGACGTCATGGAGCTCGTCTGTACATAGATAAGAATAATCTCAGTAGGGAAACCGATGTGGTTGTTCGTTATCTTATTGCGGCAGATGAAGATAAAGCAACCGAGTTGGAGAACTTTCTACATAAAGAAAGTGAACTTGCATTCGGAGCCAGATTTGCTTGGAGAGAAGCGTCTGGCGGCATTGATGGTAAGTATGATAACATTCTATCAGAAGTTGAATACTTAACTGCAACACAGATGCTTGATATTATCGGAGACATCATGGAGTTATCTAAGCAGAAAGCATTACAAGAACATGAGGAACTAATATTGAGGAAGATCGAGAGTGTCTAAAAAGCGAGTAGGAATAACGTGTTCAACCTTTGACTTGCTTCATGCTGGTCATGTTCAAATGCTAAGAGAGGCAAAGTCTGCGTGTGATTATTTAATAGTTGCACTGCAGAACGACCCATCTGTTGATAGGCCTGAAAAGAATTCACCTGTACAAAACATTGTTGAAAGACAGGCACAATTGGCCGCAATCAAATATGTTGATGAGATCCTAGTCTATAATACAGAACAGGAACTATTAGATATTCTTGGTATGTACCAGATTGATGTTAAAATTATGGGTGAAGAGTATAGGGATAAAGAGTTCACCGGTAAGGATCTATGTCGCCAAAGAGACATAGAATTTTATTTTAATCGCAGAGATCACAGGTTCAGTACCACAGGATTGAGGGAACGAATTGTCGAACGAGAAAAAATAAAGTCAAAAAGTAGTGTACAATTCAATTAGAATGTGTTATAATATACACTATTAACCGGAGAAATAATGCCAAAGATAGAATTAACACCAAGGACCAATAGAAATCCTAAAGATAAAAGACCACCAAGGGAAATGCCCTTTGAGATGGCTTTAAGAAAATTTAAAAAAGCAGTAGAAAGAGCTGGTACCTTACAAAAAGTCAGGGAGAAGGAATACTTTGAAAAACCTACGTGGAAGAAGAAACGTAAAAAAGCAGAAGCAGTTAATAGGTCGAAGAAGAAACAAGCTTCACTCTCGCCCGCTGCACAACCGTGGAGAAAAAAATAATGTCAGTAATGGATAAATTAAAGAAAAACTCGAAGATCAAGACTACGGATATCCTATCCGATAGTATATTCTTCGGCCAAAAAACTATGGTGAAGACCGAAGTGCCGATGATTAATGTCGCACTATCAGGTGATCCCGATGGTGGTTTGACTTCAGGACTTACAGTTCTGGCAGGCCCGTCAAAACATTTTAAGACCTCGTTTGCCCTATTGATGGCTAGTGCTTACCTTAAAGAACATAAAGATGCTGTGATGTTGTTTTATGATTCTGAGTTTGGATCACCACAGTCTTATTTTGAAGCATTTGGTATTGATACTACTCGTGTACTACATACCCCAATTACTGATGTAGAGCAATTAAAGTTTGATCTTGTCGGCCAGTTGGATAATATTGAACGCAAAGACAAAGTTATTATTGTTATTGATTCAATCGGTAACCTTGCTTCTAAGAAGGAACTAGAAGATGCTTTGAATGAGAAATCAGTTGCTGATATGTCTCGTGCTAAAGCTATTAAAGGTTTGTTCCGTATGGTAACACCTTACTTGACTATGAAAGATGTTTCTTTGCTAGCAATCAACCACACGTATCAGGAAATGGGTTTATTCCCTAAAGCTATCGTATCAGGTGGAACCGGAATCTACTACTCAGCAGATAATATCTGGATCTTGGGCCGTAGACAGAATAAGACAGGGATGGAAGTTACTGGATATGATTTTGTTATTAATGTTGAAAAGTCACGAATGGTTAAAGAAAAATCTAAAATACCTGTTTCCGTTTCTTGGGATGGTGGTGTCGAGCGTAATAGCGGCCTTCTTGATATTGCTCTGGCCGGTGGTTTCGTTGTTAAGCCAAACAATGGTTGGTATTGCATGGTCGATCAAGAGACTGGAGAAATGGTTGAGCCAAAAGTAAGAGAAAAGCAGACTAGGACCGATGAGTTCTGGGCACCAATTCTCGGCACTAAGAAGTTCAAAGAGTTCCTCATTAAGCAATACCAAATTGGCCATAAATCTTTAATTGATTTTGACCCAGAAAACCCTGTACAAGGAGAGTAAAATGGTATATAATACTATAACAAATGATGACTTTACCCTAGTCGAAAATGATGGCAGTAGTGACTTTGCAGAGTTTTATGGAGTCAAACTCACTACAGGTAAGTACAAAGGTATCATAGTTATATATGGGAAAGTGAGTGTCTCCGAAATTGAGGAGACAGGTGAAGGCAAGCTGTCCTTTACTTATGCAGTACAAGACCCAGGTGACTTTGATCTTGACTTCTTGCAAAAAGACGAAGATTTTAATAATTATCTAGGGGATGTTTTGACATTCTTTATTGAAGACAGCTTAGCAAACAAAGAGGCAAAAATTGGAAATATCAAATCAACTACCGACGCACATACTGAATCACCTACTCAATAATGAGCAGTATTGTCGTAGGGTAATCCCATATATTAAGAAAGAGTACTTTGATGGACCTCATCGTACTGTTTTTAATCTTATTGTGGCGTTTGTCGAGCAGACAAACAAGTTACCCTCTTCAAAGATTTTACAGTTAGAGCTAAGAAAACTAAACGGACCTGAGGATCTCTTAAATAGTGCTAACACACTTATTGGAGAGATCGCTACTAAGTCTGATGTTGATACTGATTACCTAGTAGTTGAATCTGAAAAATGGTGCCGAGATAGAGCAGTGTATAACGCTATCATGCAGTCAATTGGTATCATTGATGGTAATGATCCTGATCAGACTGACGGTGCCATTCCAGAGATACTATCATCTGCCCTTGGTGTATCATTTGATCAAGCAATTGGTCATGATTACATAGACAATGCCCAAGAGCGATATGATTTTTATAATCACAAAGAAGATAGAACACCATTTGACTTGGATTACTTTAATAAGATCACTAAGGGCGGGTTACCCAATAAGACATTGAATGTTTGTCTTGCTGGTACTGGTGTAGGTAAGTCTTTGTTTATGTGTCACGTTGCGGCTTCTATCTTGCAACAGGGTAAGAATGTCCTATATATCACTATGGAGATGGCCGAGGAGCGTATAGCTGAACGTATTGACGCCAATTTAATGGACTTACCTATGGAACAGCTTGCACGTATTCCAGAGAAAACATTCACAGACAAGATTGCTACCATTGCTAAAAAGTCTGTCGGCAAGTTAATCATTAAAGAATATCCCACTGGTGCTGCTCATAGCGGCCACTTTAGAGCTCTATTAAACGAGTTATCTATGAAGAAGAACTTTAAACCAGATATTATTTTCATTGATTATCTGAATATTTGTTCATCTAGTCGCATGAAGGCCATGGGTGGAAGTATAAATAGTTACACATACATTAAGGCCATTGCAGAAGAATTGCGTGGTCTTGCTGTAGAGTTCAATGTTCCGGTTATGACTGCAACTCAAACCACTAGGGCCGGATTTGGTTCTACTGATGTTGGGCTTGAAGACACTTCGGAATCATTTGGTTTACCTGCAACGGCGGATCTCATGTTTGCTCTTATATCTACAGAGGAACTAGAGGAACTTGGCCAGATCATGGTAAAACAATTGAAGAACAGATACAACGATCCTACTAAATACAAAAGATTTGTAATTGGTGTTGATCGTTCCCGCATGAAGTTATATGATGTAGAGGAATCGGCCCAGTCTGATATTATGAGTGATCCGATTCCAGACAAACCAATCTCCACATGGGGTGACCGAGAAAATAAGGACACCTTTTCGGAATTTAAAATCTAGAGGATATTATTATGCTAAGTAAATTTATGAAGACACGTGCTGCGATCGGCACTGGTATGTTGATCGGACTTATTGGTCTAGTCACCGGACTTGTTATGTTTGATCCAGTACAATTGGTGGTAAGTGCTACACTTATCGGATGTGAAGTTGATCAATGGTTGAATAAGGAAGACTAATACAAAATGTTTAAAGTGAATCTTATATCATATAGTCAACCACCTGCAGGTTCGGATCTAAATAGTGACCTCCTGCAGATGGTTGCATATTGTGCTCGGGTGTCAGCGCCCGGTAATCAAAATAATATTGCAACATCAGAGAAACTAGTTAAATACCTAGTTAAGCATAAACATTGGTCTCCCTTGGAGATGGTATCAGTGTGTATGGAAATTGATACAACGAGAGATATTGCACGACAGATTCTGCGACATCGCTCCTTTACATTCCAAGAGTTTTCACAACGATATGCAGATCCAACTCTTGACCTCTCATTTGTAACACGTGAAGCTCGATTACAGGATCCTAAGAATAGACAGAACTCTGTTGAGAATGATGACAAAACATTACAGCAGATGTGGGATGTTTACCAAGGTGATGTAACCCTCGCTGCCAAACGAGCATATGACTGGGCTATTGATAAGGGTATTGCCAAAGAGCAGGCAAGAGCCGTATTGCCTGAAGGTTTAACTATGTCTCGTATGTACGTAAATGGTACTCTACGGTCATGGATCCACTATATGGATTTACGAAAGGCTAACGGTACTCAGAAGGAACATGCAGAGATCGCCCAGGCCTGTGCAGAGGTTATATTCAAGTTATTCCCATTAGATACCAGTATATAACTAAAAGTTCTATGCATATTCAAAAAAGATATAAAAAACCTCTAATTATTCGTGATTAGGGGTTTACTTTTTAGCTCAGTGTGATATAATATACATATAAATTAATGAAAGAAGGTGAGAAAAATAATGATTCATAATATTGCTGAAGCGACTAGAGCACAAATTACTTCCGAGATTGATCTTATGTCTAACCAAGAGGTTGCAATCTGTCTCGACATTAAACCAGGTGCGGGTTGGGACTCATGGGACGAAATGTTTGCATGTGCCGACTGGGATTACCTTAGAAACCGATTAATCAACGAAACATTTGGAGCACAATAATGTTAACAACTAAAGATAAAGTCCAAGCTGCAACAGCTGGTATACTGGGTGCAATTATATTGACATTTGTAATGAATTCAATTGAGGAAACCTTAAATCTTCCAGAGGTACTTACTAGTTATTCAACGGGTACTTGTGTCGAAGTTTTAAATTATGTGGAATCAGATGCATATACGTGCGATAATCTTCCTTCAAAATACACAAACATATGGGTACAATAATATGATCATTATGCAAAAGAAGTCTCCAGTGACTGGAGAAAACAACACCATGGCAATTGATGCTACTACAGAACAGTTTGAATTGTGGAAAAACGGTATGCTCATTCAGGATGCCATGCCTGGTGCCACTACAGATCAACGGGAGTTTTTGATCAGTGGTTGTACCCCAACATGCTGGGAAAACCTAGACAATCCCAATTCATTCGGATTATTGGAGGGATGAAATGGCTAAGAAAATAGCAAGCACAGACACTAATTGGGAAGACGGTACTTTGGGTGCCATTGCTGCGGGATTCTCTGGCATCGAGCAGCAATATATTGAATCGCTCATTTGTGGTTGCGGCAAGCTGCTTGTAAATTGCCCAGATGCATATGATCACATAACTCACGGAGTATAAAATGAAGAAACCCTGGGAAATAATTAAATTATTAGAAGCAACTGGATCCAGGTTAGAAAAGGAATCTATTCTATATCAGAACTGGAGAAATACAGAATTTAAAAACGGCCTGAGATATGCACTAGACCCTATGGTTACCTATGGTGTTAAGCAGATACCAGAGAAGGTAGGAGGAGAACCTTGGCCAGAGTTGGTGTATCATACTGATCACACCTATGTCAACGTGACTGGTGATACTCTTCTAGTAATGGAAGACTTTGAATCAGCTATTGATAATTTAAAAACAAGAAAGATTACAGGAAATAATGCCAAGGATCTTATTGCTGGAATGATCGGCCGATGCGAAACACTAGACGAATGGAACTACTGGTATCGCAGAATCCTAATGAAAGACTTGAAATGTGGTATATCAGAGAAGACAGTCAATAAGATGTATGGGAAAAACCACATTCCAGTATTCAGTCCTATGTTGGCTAAAGACGGCACTAATTCACAGGAAAAGTACAAGAAAGAATGCATCATTGATTACAAGTTTGATGGTGTACGATGCCTTGCAATAATAGAAAACTCAGAGTGTACTTTATATTCACGAACAGGCAAAGTGTTTGAGAATTTCCCAGAAATCAATAAAGCATTAGGCAAAGAGTGTTATAACGGAATTGTGTTTGATGGTGAGTTAATGGGCAAAGACTTTCAGATGCTGATGAAACGACTTAACGCAAAGAAAGGTTGGGCAGAAGAAAGCATGGATGGTTACTTTGCTATCTTTGATGTGATTACACTTGAAGAATTTAGAGCAGGAATAAGTTATACCACCCAGATTGATAGAAAGAAATACCTTGATAAACTAATGAGAGCTGATGTGGATCTATTCTGGAATCCTCTTGTTCACTCTGTAAACTATGATATTCTTGATCTTGGAACCACACTCGGCAATGATAGACTATTAGAGATTAATGGCATATCTCTGCAAATGGGTATGGAAGGATTGATGATCAAACCAGCTGATGGAATTTATGAGTGCAAGAGATCAGATGCTTGGTTTAAGATTAAACCATTCTTTGAATATAGTTTGGAGGTGAAAGCAATTGAAGAGGGTACAGGCAAGAACAAAGGCAAGTTGGGAGCTCTCGTATGCGAGGGTACAGATACTGGTAAACTTATTAAGGTTAATGTTGGGTCTGGCTTATCTGATGATGATAGGTATGCTATTTGGCTTGACCCCGCTAGGTACATAGGTATGATTGCAGAAGTCAGGGCAGATGCAGTAACACAAGCAGAAGATGCAACTCACTACAGTCTGAGGTTTCCTCGGTTTAAAGGCTTCCGTGGATCAGAACCGGGTGAAAAATTGTGATGGGATGGAGAGTCACTGCTAAGGAAAAATCTTCCAGAGATGTAGTGGCTGAATACTTATTTGATCGGATAGAAAGTGCTATTAAATTTCATGCAGAAATGGTAAGTAAGGGATATGAGGTAGAAACAAGTCGTGTAATTGTTTGAGATTCACTTTACAAATGTTATAAATATGACTATAATAACAGTTTATTAAGGGGTTTATGTTACATGCGTGGATTTAAAACATTCTTGCCGGAAGATTTATCAAATTTAGAATACACCGGAAATGACAATGCATTTGCATTAAAGGTTCTATCTGACATTGATGACGCAATTGGATCTATCAATACGGAAATTGAGATAGATGTAAGACCTAATAAACAAAGTGGAGCGAGACTAGGTATAAGTCAAGCAATGCCAGAGAAACAAAGGGAGAAGTTTGCTGGCCTTGCTAAAGACATTATTGAAAAGACCGATGGTCTAACTCTCCGAATGGATAAAGTTCCCTCTGATCGTAAAGAGAAGGACTATGCATTCGAACACAGTGACATGAGTAAATATATTTATGTTAACTGCCGTCCCGATGGTGGACGTGGTGCACTCGGCGATGACCCCCATGAATTGATGACGGCTGCTCTATGCCTGAAAGCATTTCCTAAAGCACATACAATTGAAAATTCAGATCAGATGGATCAACTTCTTGAATTGGTAAAAGGCCAACTAAAGAACGTAAGGGGATTCAAGCAATCCCAAGTTGATGCCATGGCAGATGATTATTCTAATTTATGTAAGGCAGTATCCGCGGCCAATGCTATTATAGCTGCTGGATACGGTGGGGCTGACACAGTTTACCTAACAGGTCAGGCATGGGATGATGATGTAAAAGAATTCCAAATGTCTCGTTACGGTATGAACGACTTTAATTCTTCTGATTTTATTATCAAGAAAGGCAAGAACTACGTTGGAATCTCTTTAAAGAAAAAGAAAAGATCCACCGAAAGTGATCCGACTTTAATTAATAAAGCATTCACTGGTCTACTTGCAGATAAAAAGTTTGATAAAATTAAGGCTCAGATTGACGATGACGCCGGTGCATTTTACCTTCATGTGATTAGAGTAGCTCAAAGATTACAAATACTATCACCTGAATTGCAAAAAGAATTGAAGAAGAGCAAACCAACCAGAAAGAATTGGAAAACATATATTCAGAGAATACCTAATGACCTAGTCAATAGAGTACTCAAAGGAAAGCAAACACTGTTCCGCACAATGGCAAATACTATTGACAAGAATAGTGATCTAATTGCCTCACAGCTTATACAATTAATTTTTAAATCAGACCTTAAAGAGTTAAAGAAAGTAAACTTTGACTTTGCTCTAGTTACTGGAATTGGTGACTATGGTCCTAAGAAAGGCGTAGTTGTAGAGAAGGGCGAATACAAAGATATTGACACGACAACCACAATGATTGATGAGCTATTTTCTTCTGGTAAACCTAGGATGATACTCACTCCTGGTGCTAAGCAGGCATTCGATCCGGGTGCAAAGGCTGCCAGTCTTAAATTTACTTTGATGATCGGATCAGCTACTGTTGCAGATATAACACTAAGATACAAGGGCAACTTCCGAGCTGCTCCAAACTTTACTGCCGAGATGACTTCGGAGTTTAAGAAATTATTTAAAGCATGAAGGTATTAATTCTAGCCCCAGGCCGATGTGGTTCTTCTGTATTAGCCGATGCATTAAGTACAAGATATAATTTTAATGAGTATATAAGTGAACCATTTAATTATGATCTCGATAATAGTCAGCACGACTTTGATCATAATAATGTGAAGGATAACACCTTAGTTAAATGCATAGTGAACCAATGGCATTTACCTAAAGGCACACCAAATAGTGTAACAGGTTGCATTGAGTTTTTTGAAGAGTTTACCAAGCAATTTGATAAAGTGTTCCTATTGAAAAGAGAATCTAACTCACAGAGATTGTTCTCAGTATTACATGCACACCAGACTGGGTTGTGGGGGAAATACGATAGACAAGATATAGTACTAGATGATCCAAAACATGATGTTTTCATAGAAGATTACATAAAAACCGAAATAATTATGTTTACTTTGGTTACTAAATATGATATAATAACATATGAAAACTTGTACAACAAAGACGTATCTGTATCAAGATCAGAATGGATCAAGATTGTAGAAAAAGAACCAAAGTGGACATTTAATGAGTATTACAATACTTGGTTTAATCCAAAGAATAGGAAAAAGAAATGTTAAAGTTTAAAAATCACACACCATTAAACGAAGCGGCCAAGAATACTCACATGACGCATATCGAAGATTTAATTCTTGATGGTGGAGTTAAGGGGGCACGCCAAGCAATACTCGCATTACGGTCACTGCGAGATATGCTTTCCGGTAACACTAAATCTGCAGTAGATGTTACGGTTAAATGGGATGGTGCCCCCGCCGTCTTTGCTGGTATTGATCCTGGTGACGGCCAGTTCTTTGTTGCCAAGAAAGGAATATTTAATGCTAACCCTAAGGTATATAAGTCACACGAGGACATCGATGCAGATACGTCTGGCGATCTATCTAAGAAACTTAAAGTTGCCTTTGATGAGTTATCTAAATTAGGAATCACTAATGTTATTCAGGGTGATTTCATGTTTGATCAAGGTGATTTAAAGAGTGAAACTATTGACGGTCAGAAGATGACTGTGTTTCACCCTAACACAATTGCATATGCCGTACCAAAAGGAACACCATTAGAAAAAGAAATCAGTTCTGCCAAGATCGGTATTGTATGGCATACAAGTTATTCCGGTGCTACATTTGAAACAATGAAGGCAGAGTTTGCTAGAGAGATTGTTCCCAAGTTAAAGAAATCCAAGACTGTTTGGATGCAAGATGCTACTCTGCCAGATTTATCCGGTACTGTAACACTTACTGCTTCTGAGACAGAAGAACTTAATAAGAACCTATCTAGTGCTGGTAAGATATTCAAGACCATTGCATCATCTACACTAAAGGAACTTGAAAATAATAAAGAACTGAATCTTATTATCAATGTCTATAACAATAGAAAGGTTCGTGACGGCCAAAGAGTTGCAGATACAAAGAAACATGCTACTGGTTTAATCATGTTTGTGAATGATAGATATGCAAAGGAGATTGACAAGCGCTCATCACAGAAGGGTAAAGATGTACAGATTAAGAAAAGAGACGAATTATTAAAGTTTTTTGATAAATCTAATCTTAAAAACTTACAATTAATCTTTGAATTACAGAATTTTGTTATAAATAGTAAATTAATTATTATAAATAAACTAAACAAACTAAGTAATATTGGTACGTTTGTTAAGACTAAATCCGGATTTAAGGTAACCAACCCAGAAGGTTTTGTTGCCATAGATCGAATGGAAGGTGGTGCTGTTAAACTTGTTGATAGAATGGAATTTTCTACTAACAACTTTAGCAAAGATATTATAAAAGGTTGGGATAATCCTAACTGATTAATGGGTAACCAAGGATAATAAATTATGTTAACGTTTCAACAATGGGCTGAAGCAGCTTCTGCAAAGACCAGAATGAAGATGAAAATCGCCATGAAGAAAAACAAGGCGAAGATTGCCATTGGTCGCAAAAAGGCTGCTAAGAAATTAGCCTCACCCGAAAAACTCAAATCAAAAGCAGAAAAGCAAGCAAGGGGTCTTATGTTAAAGAAGATCCTCAAAGATCGTGACAAGTCCGATTTATCATTCTCTGCCCGTCAAGGCGTCGAAAAGCAACTAGACAAGAAGAAAGGTGCAATTAAGAAACTTGCTAAGAAGTTGTTACCCAAAGTGAAGGCACAAGATAGAGCCAAATTAAAAAATAACAGTGGTGAAGAATAAATGATTAAGAGTTTTGGAGAATATGTTACCGAAGAAAAAGGTGACGTTACCATTGTATTCGGTAGATTTAATCCACCTACGAGCGGCCACGAGAAATTATTTGATACACTAAAGAAAGTATCAAGAAGTGGTGTGTATAGAATATATGCATCTAAGTCTCAAGACGCAAAGAAGAATCCACTCGACTTTAAAAATAAAGTAAAATTCCTAAGAAAGATGTTTCCTAAACATGCTCGTAACATCATGGCAGATCCTGATATTCGGACTGTTATAGATGTAGCACGGAAAGTATACGACCAAGGGTTTACCAGACTAACCATGGTTGCTGGTTCAGATAGAGTTAAAGAGTTTGAAATTCTATTAAACAAATATAACGGAGTTGAGGCCAGACACGGCTTCTATCAATTCGAAGGTTCAATTAAAGTAATCTCTGCAGGTGAAAGAGATCCAGACAGTGATGAAGTATCAGGAATGTCTGCATCCAAATTACGAGCCGCTGCAGCAGATAATGATCTAAAATTATTTTCTAAGGGAATGCCAAGCAGCTATAAAGACTCTATGGCACTATTTAATGCAGTTAGAATGGGTATGGGTTTAAAAGAATCCAAGTCGTTCAGAACACATGTTGAATTACCTAAAGTATCCAATACAAGAGAGGATTATGTAGAGGGTAAACTGTATAAGGTAGGAGATCAAGTAGAGATTAAAGAAAGTGGTAAGATAGGTACAATTATTAATTGTGGAGCAAACTACCTTACACTATCATTATCAGAAGGTAATAAGACTAAGGTTTGGCTTGATGCAGTTGCAACTGTTGCAGAAAAGACATACAGCGATATGAATGCTAAACAGAAAGCTGCCCATGATAAACCAAGAACTGACATGCCAAAAAGCAAACACACTAAGAAATTCAAAAAGAAATTCGGCGAAATGAAGAGTTTCACTGAACAATCACTAGAAGAAGCTGATGTCAAATCTGCTCTTCAGAAAAAAGCTGATAAGTCCGGAATGCCTTATTCTATTTTAAAGAAGGTATTTGATAGAGGGTTTGAGGCATGGAAGTCATCTCACCGACCAGGCACAAATCCCACTCAATGGGGACTAGCTAGAGTCAATTCATTTGCAACCAAATCTCCCGGAACCTGGGGTAAAGCCGATAAAGACCTAGCGGCCAAAGTATAATAGGAAAATACAAAAATGTTAAAATTTAAAGAATTAAGAATGAAGTCTGAACCGGTTGCAGAAGCAGCTGATCCTAACGTAGCAAAGGCCGTTCAAGGTTTAAATGATCTTGGTAATAAAATGAAAGGCCGAGATCAGAAAGACATAAGACGTATCGAAAAGCTATATAGATCTGGTAATAGTAAAGTATTTCAAGGTGCTATAAGAGCATTAGACACTGACCTTAGAGATCAGGTTAAGGATATTTTTGATGCGCTAGGTATGGTTAAGAAAGGTGTTATTGAATCAGTTGAACTTGACGAAGGGTTTTCACCTAAAGAGATTAAAATGGCCATCGGAGTTGCATCAGATAAGCGTTATGCAGGTGGTAATATGTCTGGTGCAGTTAAAGCAATTGAAAAGATTAAAAAGGGTTTGTCTGATCACCCACAAGTTTCAGCAGTTCTAAAGAGACAGAACGAAGAGCTCGAAGAGTCAACTGCGGCATATGCTGCTTCACTTAACAAGATGGCTAAAGATAAAGCACTAAAGCAACTATCTAAGAAAGATAGAGAGACCATTGCTAAATTGGCCGCTATGATGCAGTCTGCTAACGAGGCAGTATTAGAAGGTATGGATAACTGGAGTGTTACTGTTGTTAAGCCAGTCAATAAGCTAAAGAAGGGAGATGAAGTAACTATCAAAGCTCGTAGCGCATTCGAGGCAATCAACAAAGCTATTAAGTCTTGGAAAGATCCTGCACTGAAAGGCGCACCATCTTCTCACTTCAAGATCGTTAAAGTATAATGAAAGACTTTACTGAATATAGATTGCAATCAACTCTGGATGAAGCACCTTTAGTAATGAAGGACGCTGATATGGTTGATGCACTATTTAAAAAAATCAAAGATGATATTTATGCTAATGCTAGAAAAGATCGGGATGAGAAAAACTGGCCGACTATTCAGACTCTTGCAAAACTAGCAGGATTCGGTGTTAGTAAAAACAATCAAACTAAGGGTAAATCATACAGGTACGATTTGAAAAAATGATAAGCTTTAAAGAGGTAAGAGAAGGTGTTACTATAATGGAAGGTGTAAATGATCCTTCCATTTTTAAAGCAATCTTTCTCGCTGGCGGGCCAGGTGCCGGCAAGTCCTTTGTTGTAGGTAAGACTGCTCTACAAGCATTAGGATTTAAATTAATTAATTCAGATGATGCTTTTGAAAAGGGATTAAAAAAAGCAGGACTTACTACTGATCCAGATGACATTGCATCAGCACAGGCTCAAGACATAAGAGCAAAGGCAAAAGCTATTACTGGTAAGAAACTGCAGCTTGCTCTTCAAGGTAGAATGGGCATTGTCATTGACGGAACTGGCAAGAATTATCCCAAGATAAAAGGCCAGGTTGAATCATTAAGAAAACTTGGTTATGCAGTACAAATGATATTTGTGAACACTAATATAGAAACTGCTTTAGCTAGAAATGCAGAAAGGGATAGATCATTACCCGATTCCCTAGTTACAAAAATGTGGAAAGATGTACAACAGAATCTTGGTAAATTTCAAGGTTTGTTCCGTAACCGTATGATTATTGTTGATAACTCTAACGAATCAGATATAGACCAAGCAACATTAGAAGCATATAGAGATATCCAAAAGTGGGCAGCTAAGCCGCCAGAGAATTCCATTGCAGTAAAGTGGATAAAGGGCCAGAGAAAATGAAAACATTTAAGAATCACTTAGAGGGCTTTGGCCTATATGAGGGAGTTACCGTTCCTCTTGAATCTCCTATGATTGAGATTACAGAGGAACGGGAACCCGAACTCAATAAACCAAAGCGCTCAAGCGGCAAGAAGAAATATGTTGTTTACGTTAATAATCCTAAGACAGGTAATGTAAAGAAGATAGAGTTTGGTGACGAAAAGGGTGGTCTCACAAGTAAAATTAATGATCCAGCGGCAGCTAAGTCATTTGCGGCGAGACATAATTGTGATACTAAAACAGATAAATTATCAGCAGGATACTGGGCATGCCGTCTGCCTAAGTATGCAAAAGCATTGGGGTTGAAAGGTGGTGGATCTTACTTTTGGTAAACCGTATACAGTAGATACGGCAGGTAATGTTAGGACGTTTGATCCGAATTTGGATGACGCTGAGTTCGTTTGGCACCGAGACAAGGAAGATCGGGAAATAGAAATACTAGAAGGTGATGGATGGCAGTTTCAGATAGATAAATGTCTACCATGGCTTCTTACAAAGGGTATGGTATTTGACATAAGCAAATACGAATACCATAGACTAATACGGGGTGTTACTCCACTTAAATGCAAGGTTATACTAAAATGACGACAGCTAACGACTACCGGCAGGATGCTGCAGCTAGGATGGAACGGATTGAAGATAAGATTGATCAAATGTCTGATGCCATTATAGCTCTGGCTAGAGCAGAAGAGAAAATTACTACTTTAACATCTTTTGGTAAGCAGCAGGCGGAACAAACTTTAACTCTTATAAATAGAGTTGATAGAATAGAAAACTTGGTTGTGCAGAATGCTACAACCGTAAACATAATTAATAAAATATTCTGGGTAGTCATAACAGCCATGGTGGCTGGGGTTACAGGAATGCTATTTTTACAATAGGAGATAAAGATGGAAATCCAAGATTTGGAAACACTGAGCATTGCTGCAGCAGTAAGTAATGTACTTGAAGGTAAAGTAAAAGAGGAAGAAGCAAGTTATCCTCACAAAATGTATGATCCCGAAACTGGTAAAGCAGTAACGGTTAAGGATGAAGCAGAACATGAGAAGTATAACAAGATGGGTTATGTTCATGATAAGCCTAATCTTGAATCAGATGATGAGCCAGAGAAAGATGATGAGGAAGTAACTACTTCTGAAGCAGTCGTTGGTACTGGTGAGAAAGAATTTAAGGCTAAACATAAAGTCAAGAAATCTGGCAAATTGGGTAATGATGAAACTATCACCAAGGAAACTAAAGATGACGAAGAAGATGAAGAAGAAGTTGATGAAGCTTCAGAGAAGCAAAAGAAATATCAAGCATTCTTCCAGAAAGCATTAAAGAAATTTGGTGCTAAATCTCCTTCTGAACTTGATAAGGAAAAGCGCAAAGAATTCTTTAATTATGTTGATAAGAACTATCAGGCAGATTCAGAGGAAGATTAATCAAGTAACCACTATCCTTTGAAGGGTATATATAATATATGATGAAAATATTTGACCAGTTGACGCATAGAAACTTTAAATTATATGCTGCACACTTTTATAACAATCCAGAATGCACGGATGTTGAAGAGTTCAAGGAAGATGTAAGTAGGTTTAAATACATAAAGCGCTTGCTGAGTCGCTATGAAGCACATAGTGATTTACAGGAGCGCTTAATATTAAACCATTTAATTGTATTATATAATGTCTTTGGTATTGAAGCAGCAAATAGAATGCTGTGGTTTAAAATAGACGAAAATCAGTGGACGTATATTAAACCGTTCCTAGTGTTTTTGAACTATTTGCCGATAGATGAAAAAGTAGAGGTTCCGCTGGATCCTCAAATAATAGAGAGGTTGAGAAGTCTATAATGGGATTGATTTCACGCACAGGTGATTTATTTTACGCATTTAGGTTCCTAAGAACCCTCACTAAGCCGTGGGATCAAATGGAAGCATTTGACTTAGGTATCATTGATGCAGACGGAAAGGTCATTAAGAAAGCAAAGGACCTAAGTACTCCAGAAGAAAAATCTGCATATACAGTATTCCATAGACTAGTATTTAATATTAAGCGACTACTGAATAAACTACCATTTGGTAAATCTAAGTTGGCATCTTATGCGGCCGCTCTGTTTCTAATTAAAGAAAACACAGGGTTAACCGAAGATGAAATCAGAAAGGTTATGTCAGAAGTATTGGATGACATAGAATCCCTAGAAGAAGCTACATGGTTCCAAGAAGATAGTAAACTAAAACCAGGCAAGTATAAACTCACTCAGGAAGTTGCGTCACCTGCTACAGGCGAGATAGTTGCATTCCCTAAAGATCTCATCGAAGTTAAAGAGTTTCTTGAACCACAGGCAAGGTTATTTAATCAAAATATCTATGAGGTAACCCACTGCAAGACTGGATTAAAGTTATACATAACTAATGGAGAAATAAAAAGATGAAGCACTTTAAGGATGTATGGGAAGATGCGGCGAATGCTACAGGTGCTGCGGTTTCGATGCCTGCCGATGTTTCACATGCCAAGAAGTTAAAACAAAAGAAAATGTATGATGGCAGAACCAAAGAAGGCAGAAAGTTCGTAGAAAGAATTTTAGCTAGAAGGGCAGCAAAGGTACAAGAATCTAAAACAGAAGGTTAAATCATGTCTAAAATATTGATTGGTATTATTGTCGTTATGGGTTTAGGAGGTTGGTTCCTCTATAATAAGAATTTAGAATTGATTCAACTCAATACGGCATTTGAAGTAAGAGATGCGGAACAGCAGGCAGCAATCGTTGCCATTCAGGAATCCATGGAGACTACACAAAAAGCTCTCTCTGGTCTACAAACCAAAAATCAAATGTATGAAGCAGAAATGTCAGAGTATTTAGATATATTCAGACGGCACAATATGTCTAAGTTAGCTAGTGCCAAACCTGGCCTCATTGAATCTCGTGTTAATAAAGCAACAAAGGAGGTATTCGATGCTATTGAAGAATCTAGCACTCGCATTAGCAATCTTAACAATTAGTGGTTGTTCATTACTAGGTGGCCCTAGAGAAGTACAAATAATTACTAAACCAATTAAGATTGATATAGTACAACCTGTATTGCCCAGACCAATAAATTTAAAAGAGCCTAAATGGTATGTGGTATCAGACACCAAGATCATAGAGAATTGCTTAAAGAACGAAGAAGGCGTAACAGACTGTAAACTAGGCAGAGAGGATTTATACCCAGACGGATATACCCACTTTGATAAGTTTATAGATAGTATTAAGAAGAAACACGGCGGCGACTTAGTGTTCGTTGCTATGACGGTTGATGATTATGAGCTTATGGCTTATAATACTCAAGAAATTAAACGGTATATAAATCAGCTTGGTGAAGTTATTGTGTACTATCGTGATGTAACGATAGGCGATAAGGATGCGGCAGCAGTTGAAATAAAAGTGGATAAGTAAAATGGCTAAAACAAAAGCAAGAGACCTAAGTAAATCCGATAGAGCACTAATTGCTGCTAAACTATCGGCACTAGCATATAAATCAGATGTTCAGGCAGAAGCCAAGTCCATGGGTTTCACCAAAGCAGAGATTATCAGCAAAGATGGAGCAGAAGTATTAGTTGTAAGAAATAAGACTGATATGTGGTTTGCATTTAGGGGAACAGAACCCTCTAAGCTAAATGATGTTATGGCTGATTTAAAGGTCTTTAAGAATGCTGCTATGGCCGGCGGCAAAGTCCACGGTGGTTTCCAACAAGAACTAGATGATATTTGGCCGGAGATTGTTAAAGAGTTATCACACAACGAGAAAGCAAAAACAAGTAAAGATGTGTATTTTACTGGACATAGTCTGGGTGCTGCCATGGCAACCATTTCGGCTACAAGGTATTGTCCTCAGGAATTACTTACCTTTGGGTCACCCAGAGTCGGCGGAAATAAATTCATTAAAAATATAAAATGTACACACTACAGATTTATGAATAATAATGACATTGTATGTAGATTACCACCTGCTTGGTTGGGCTTTAGGCATCACGGAGATATGATTTACTTTGATTGTGATGGCAATAGAGCAGTCGGGCCTTCTTGGAGAGATTTCTTTAAAGGTGTTTTGCAGTCATGGAAGCGATGGAAGTTCTTTGATGCAGTTGTTGATCACGGCATGCCCAACTATGTAGCAGCAATTAATAATCAAGCAGAAGGAGAGAAATAATGCATTGGTTATTAATACTCACACTTAAATCTATTCTCTCTAGTATTATTGGTTCATCATTTTATGCTTGGTTTCAAGGTACAACAATAGGTATATGGTTCCAGAAGCAGGTAGACCGTTATATGGCTTACTTTGCAGAAAAGTATTCATTGGAGCTTATGAAGAAAGACGCAAAGTTCAGGAAGCAGTATCCTCTACAGGCAGATAGACTAGATGCCATGGAAGAAGATCTGAATGCCCTCTATGAACTACCTGCAGTTATCAAGGCCTTGTCCGTCCTGGCCGATAAGAAAAAACTTTCTAAATAAGCTTAAATAAGTGTTTACAAGCCGGTGTGCTTGTGATATAATATACATATTATTACAAAATGAATGGAACTATTACAATGCCAATTAATGTCACTAAGCGAGACGGAACGCTTCAAGAATTTAACCTAGATAAAGTACACCAAGTCCTAGAATGGGCCGTAGCAGACATCGCAGGTGTCTCTATGTCTGAAATTGAAATTAAAGCCAATATTCAATTATTCGATAAAATTCCTGCTTATGATATTCACGAATTGCTTATCAAGTCAGCTGCAGAACTTATATCAGAACACACTCCAAACTATCAATTTGTTGCAGCTAGGTTAATCTCCTATAAGTTACGGAAAGAAGTCTATGGTGATTATACACCTTGGCATCTAAAGGACATTATTATTCAGAATGTCGATCGTGGTGTATATGATGGTGCTATTATGCAGTCATATAACCCATCAGAGATTAATGATTTAAACGAATACATTAAGCATGACAGAGATAACACATTCACCTTTGCTGGTATGGAACAGTTCCGTGGTAAGTACTTGGTACAAGACCGTGCAACTAAACTTCACTATGAAACCCCACAAGTATTATACATGATGGTTTCTGCTACTTTGTTCTGCAATTATCCTGCAGAGACCCGACTAAAATATGTAAAGGAATATTATGATGCAATATCTCAGTTCTATATATCACTCCCTACGCCGATCATGGCTGGAGTTCGTACAACGACCCGTCAGTTTTCAAGTTGCGTGCTTATCGAATCTGGCGATAGTCTTGATTCTATTAATGCTACTGCCACCGCAGTTGTAAAATATATTAGTAAGAAGGCAGGCATAGGCATCGGTGCTGGTTCTATTCGAGCCGATGGTAGTCGTGTAGGTGACGGTTCTATCGTACATACTGGTTTGATTCCATTCTTAAAATACTTCCAAGCGGCAGTAAAATCTTGCTCACAAGGGGGTGTGCGTGGAGGTGCAGCTACTGTATATCTACCACTATGGCACTATGAGTTTGAAGACTTAGTTGTGTTAAAGAACAATAAGGGAACTGAAGAAAATCGTGTAAGACACATGGACTATTGTTTCCAATTAAACAAGTTAATGTATGAACGCTTATTAACTGGCCAAGATATTACATTCTTTGATCCAAATGATGTACCAGGTCTATATGAATCATTCTTTGATGACCAAGAAAAGTTTAAAGAGTTATACGAAAAGTTTGAGAAGATGCGCTCTATTCGCAAGAAGACAGTTTCTGCCCTTGATGTATTCCAGTCATTACTTACAGAAAGAAAAGATACTGGCCGGATTTATGTTATGAATGTCGATCATGCAAATGAACATGGTGCATTTGAACCTAAACTTGCTCCTATTCGTATGAGTAATCTTTGTTGTGAAATTGATCTACCTACAAGTCCATTATCAAGTGATCAAGAAGATGGAGAAATATCACTTTGTACACTCTCGGCTATTAACTGGGGTCTGATTAATGATCCTTCTGAGTTTGAAAAGTATTGTGATCTATCTGTCCGAGGCCTTGATGAACTACTTACATATCAAGACTATCCTGTGCTTGCAGCTAAAAAGGGTACTATGAACCGTAGACCACTTGGTATCGGTATTATCAACCTAGCTTACTTCTTGGCCAAACGTGGTCTTAAATATGATGAAGGTGCATTTGCTGCAGTAGACGAATATGCAGAAGCATGGAGTTACTATCTTATTAAAGCCTCTGCTAATCTGGCAGAAGAAAAAGGTAAAATACCTTTAAATAATGAAACAAAATACGCCAGTGGAGTATTACCTATTGATACATATAAGAGTGCGATAGATAATTTAATAGAGCATAATGAAAGAATGCCGTGGGAAGAACTAAGAACTCAATTAAAATCCACCGGTATCCGTAATTCGACTCTCATGGCTTTAATGCCCGCAGAAACATCCGCACAAATTTCTAACAGTACGAATGGTATTGAACCACCTCGTGCTTTGGTATCTTATAAACAAAGTAAGGACGGTGTTCTTGCTCAGGTTGTTCCTGGTTATCATCACTTGAAAAACAAGTATGACTTACTATGGGATCAAAAAGGACCTGATGGATATTTGAAGATATGCGCAATACTGCAGAAATATATTGATCAGGGCATTAGTGTAAATACCTCTTATAACCCCGAACAGTTTGACGACAATAAAATTCCTATGTCTGCTATGGTAGGCGATTTGGTTACTGCATATAAATATGGACTCAAGCAGTTGTACTACTTTAATACTTACGATGGTTCAGGAGAGATGAAAGAAGACTTGCCCGAACTAGAACAGGCCATGATTGATGATGAAGATTGTGAATCTTGCAAAATATGATTAGTTATAG